AAATCTAAGATAGCCATCACTAAAGCAATAAACCAAGATGAGAGCATCGTTAAAGATGTTCTACTCCATTTGCCGTTACGCTTTAATGTATCGTTTACTATCTGTTTAATTATATTCATTTGCATATAAGATTAGTCTTTTTGACGTTTTTATACGTGATTACATATAATTCTCTATTTTGCCTACTGGGTTACTTGGTATAATAGCAATCAACTCAGGCATCATGTAAACGTTTTCCGTAGTTTTTATACTTGAGTGCTTTGTCATGTAACAATCGAAGAGTTTATTTTCTACGATTGATAAACGATTATTTGTAATAAATAGCCAAGCAACTAATACGCCCGTAATACCGTAATCTTTAATCGCCTTTAGAGTGGTTTCTAGGTTCATCTTAGATAATTTCTACGGTGTAACCCATTTGAGTAAACGCTAACTGTGAGTACTTGTTAGCAGTATCTAGTCCTTGTGTTTCAGTTGGTAAAATCTCAACTGTAAAACTACCTTGTTGAACGTCTGTGAATATCGGTTGGTTAGCTTCAAAAGTTGCTACACTAGCGTAAGTAGTAACTGCTATCTCTAACGTCTTACCATCTGCAAGACCTGCAAATTGAAGACGCCCGTAGACACTTTCTAGTTTTAACTCAGTACCCGAAATAGTGATACTCTTTTGTTCGTTTGATTTAATTAAAATTGCCATAATTTATTTATTTTTTATGCTAAGATACCAATATTTCTTAATGCTTTCACTACTTGACCTATTGTGTAACCATCAAATGTTGCACTATCATTTAAAATTCCAGACGTATTTGTTACAAAAGTAGCTGCTGCGATTGCCGTTGTCGGTTGAACTATTGGGGTTTTATTCCAAAAAGCTATTTTATTTGTTGTTGCATTACCTAGTAGAATATCCCCTCTTTGAATGTATAAGGCGTAATTTGTTGTACCTCCTGTTGCATCAAAATAACCAGCGTAATTTGTTGTACCGTTGTATGCGAATGCTTGTATTCCGTAGTTTGTAGTACTTGCAGCAGATGAATCTGCACCCGTTCTTATTCCGTATGTAGTAGCTCCAACAACATTACTTCTTCCTAATGCTTGTATTGCATATCTTGTACCCGAGCCCGATTGATTTTGTGCTGAAATAGCAGTTACACCTTCAACATACATTCCAAAATTTAAACTTGATGAGATAGTCATTTGAGTGCTTGGATTTGTATAAGTTCCAAGTGTGAAAGCACCGTTACCTGTAATAATTCCAAGATTTGCAGTATCTGCTGAATTTCTCCATCTCTGAACAATATCAGTACTTAACGCTCCTTGCGCTCTTACGTCTAGTCTAACAGTACTTGCAGGGGTTGCACCAATACCTAAGCGTTTGTTTGTATTATCCCAAAATAAAGCAGAATCTTCTTGTAAAACATTACCCGTTCCTTCAAACAATATTCTTCCTACTGTACCCGAAGCGATTGCAGTAGTTCCTACAGTTAAACTACTACCTCCACTTATTGTAATATCTCCACTACCTAAAAGTGAATTTCCGTTGATAGTCTTTATGTTTGTGCCACTTACTAGAGTAGGTTGTTTATCGTTAAACGTTGTCCAATCAGCAGTACTTAATGCACCCCTATTCGCAGCAGAAGCAGTTGGTAAATTAAACGTATGAGTTGAGCCGCTTGAGTTAATAGCAAAATCACTCCCAGTTGTTCCCGTTGCTAAGTTCTGTACTTGTGCAGTTATGCCATTTAACGATGTAAGTCCCGTTGAGAATGTAGTAATTATTTGACTTAAGTTACTGTTTTCCGTATGTAGTTTAATAGTTCTACCACTTGTAGTTACATAGATTCTAATAGCTAATCTATCAGTTAATGCTAAAGTTGTTTGCGGTACTGCTAAAGCACTAATATACAAATCAGTAGCAGTCCCTCCCGTTATGATTTCAGGATTAATTGAATTACTAGCAATTAAAGATAAGGTAGCACCATCCCATTTATACAACTCAATATAAAACGATGGATTACCACCACTAGATGATGCAGAAAAATATGTTTCAAAATTCCAATTTCCCGCTGGTATCTCTAACTGATTAGGGTCATTCGCATCCGTTATAAAAGACTGAATATATCCGTTTGATGAAATAGTGAAATCCGTACCCGCTCCGATGATTGGAACTTTATTTATTTCACGCATAGCTACACCTCCGAATGTACCTTGACTTACTGAGCCATTCAAGTAATAACTAACAGATGCACCACCACCACTTGACGTTGGAAAGTTAGCTAAAGAGCCATCACCTCTTACATATTGACTTGCTACACCCGCACCCGTTACAGCTATATCTCCGCTCGATGTTATTGGACTATTTGCGACTGTAAATGCGCTCGGCATAGTCAAGCCTACTGAAGTTACTGTACCTGAAGGTAAAGCTGCTAAAGCGTCAAAAACTGCATTACTTGTGATAGGATTTAAACTGCCATCTGTAACGGCATCTTCAATCGGAATATTTATATCTATTATTGCCATACTATGTTAAATGTTTCATCGTTTAAACTTGGTACTGTTACGCTCGTAGTAACTCCGTTTACTATAAAGTTATATGTCGTGTCAGGTAGCACCAAAGTACCACCACTTGCTACCGTTTCTAAATATGTACTATCTGAATTTCTTACCGTTGCATCATCACAAACTACAGGCGGATTTGGACTAATTGGATTCATCGGAATAGCACAAACACTATACGCTTGTACTTCAAAAGTAATTGACTTTACCCACCCCGCAGAATAATCTAAGTCAAAGTTGTTTAATGGGCTTCCATTACTTGCTCCGATTACATCAATAGTTAAGTCATTGCCATCTAAAAAGTATAAGTAAAGGTCGTTTAGAATTAAGTTACAATCGCTTATAATCGTGTTGATGTTTGCTCGGTCTTTTTGTATAATGTCAACACAATAAATATCAAGTGTAAATTGATTAGTATTTAAGTCGCTTATATCACTTGTAGGAACTATGTAAACAATAGGATATTTTTCATTCTCAGTACTAAAGTTAGGCATCTGTTCCTTGAACTCGCCACCATACTTTTTAATCTGCAAGTGAGCGTTACAAAACGCTTCAATCTTATTTAATAATCCTTTGTAGCTAGTCATCAGAAAAACATTATTGAATCAGTATAACCACTATCTAAAGTTCGTAACGGTCGCAAATCACTATCTCTATTCAACTCACTTATAAATTCAGGAAACAACGTTCTATTATCTCGTAAATAATTAGATAAACGTGCTTCGTAGAAACTAGCCTTTTGTGCGTAATGGTCTTGCCCGAAGTTTACCTCTTGAATACTTACCGAATTTGAGTTATCCCCAAACTGAGTTTGAAGTCCTTTGTTTTTAAGTTGGTAAGACAAACCGAACACCGCATCTTCTGCACTTCTCCACGCTACTACGGGTTGTATGTAACTAACTAGTATCTCTTCGTCAGCGTTCAACGTTTGAGCGTTGTACTTTGCTAGTATATCCTTGTAGAAATACGTTCCAAGAATCGGTTGGATTCTCATCTCGGTTTGTGTACGTACAAACGGTGTAACATCGTTTACATCTACGTTAGCCGTTATTGGTGTTTGGCTTTTTAAGTATGTTTCTGTAATGAAATAAATCATATCGTAGGAGTTGGTGTTTGAGACTTAATTAAATCGCCACCCTCAACAGGAGGTAATGAAGCAAGCGCACGAATCTCGTTATCTGTCATGGATTCGAGTACTTTATTTGCTACCAATGGACTCATAGCGTTAAGAGCGTCAGATGTCATACTAGCATCTCCTTCGATTTCTACGATTGTCTCGTTTACAATTTGGTAGTTATTGATTTCGACACGTGCTTTAACTTTAGCAATCTCGAATAAGTCGTTTACAATATCCGCGATTGTTTCACGCAAAGGAATGATAGTGTTTTTCTCAAAAATGATATACGCTTGTTTAATATCTGAGCCGCTTCCAAGTTTACCGCTTACACGAATACCCATTAAGATAGGGTCGATAGTATGTGCTTGACAAATCTTAGAATCAATGCTCTCAGTAGTTACTTGAAAAACGTTATCTAGGTTATTTGTAGGTATGCTTTCTATCGTTGGTAGACTTTCTTTGTTATTAGCAAAGAATGCAACGCCTTTACCAGCATTGTGCGCTCCCTTTGCACGTTCCATCGTGTCCTTAATCGCTCTTTTTTCTTCCTCGCTTTGTGGCTTCTTAGGAAACATCATAGCAAATGAAGGGAAGATACTATTTAAGATGTTAGACTTTTGCAAATACGACATCTCGCCATCTAAAAACGCCCAATTGAACGCACTTGTATAGCTTGGTAATGGGTAAATGTCTTGTCCTACTTGCAGATTTTCCCAAACGTACAACTGTTCCAAGTCTTTACACGCTCTGTGATAAGGTTTAATAGGTACTATATTAATCTGAGAGTACCAATCATCACACAAATAGTAGTTTTCTCCTAGTTTATCACGTCTTACTTTCTCCGCTCCGATATGTTTTACCTTTACAAGTTCCCCACTTTGGTTAAACTTCAAGTAAAAATAAACTCGGTTGTGTAGAATAACGTCTTTTGTAATTTTGTTTATTGATTTCTTTAGGCTTAGTCGCTTTTCAAAAGCATAAACGTCTACCTTTTCAATTGCGCTTAAGTCTTTAATCTTGATGTCATAACCACCACCGATTGTTGCGTTTGTTTTAAAGTCAACAATTGACGAATGCAAAGGCGATGTGTAATAAAGTTGATTAATCATTTGAGGGTACAAGTCATCCTCTCCAAATCTAATTCTACCGTTTACTTGTTGTCTACCGTTTACATAAGGCAAAGATAGATTCCCACTACCAACTTTTAGAAATGGTGTAGAGAAGGCTTGATAGCCACTTGTTTCTACTGATTCGATAGCTTTACTACTACCAATGTTAAAACCGAATAATTTCATTTAATCGTAAATTGAATTAATATCTTCTCCCGCTACTACCATTCGACCTTCCTCTACTAAAGTTAGTCCTGTTTCATCTTCGGGCGGTGTTGCACTTTCATAAACTGAATAGGTAAATTGACCTTTTACAAAAGTTAAATCTTCTCCCTCTTCAAGCGTGAATAAATTGTATCTGTTTTTGTAAGCACTTGTATCTGTTCCAACCCAGTATATTTTATCCGATTCTAGATTATACTCATTTTGAAATACAAACAAATAGTAAGGGTTTGATATAGTTGTGTCCTCTGTTAACGTTAAACAGAATGTGTTTACTTCTCCCTTGTTAATATAAATCATAACTATAATGATTGAAAAGTGAAAGTTGTTTAAAAAGAAAACCCCCACCATTTAAGATGAGGGCTTCTTATTTACGAGTAGGTTATTAAGCTCCGATTAATGCTTCGATAATATCAGCATCAACTTCTTTAGCAAGGTATGGATTTTCAGCAATCAACGTAACAGAATATTTAGAACCATCTGCTTTCATTGTTCCTGAACCTTCGCCTGTTGCGCTTACTTGCGCATAAGGGAAGTACCAATATTTACCGTTTGCATCTTTTGCGATAACCGATAAATCTCTTTGACCTTCGCCTAAGATTTTAATAGCACGAGATACTAACGCTTCTCTACGTGAGAACATCAAGTTAATTGTACCCGTAACGAAAGATGAACCGTTAACTAAATCAATCGCGCTTTCTTCTGTGTAGTTTCCTGTA